GGAAAAATAAATCCAAAGCTTTCCTTGTGAAAAAGCTTGAGCATTAACCATAATTCTAATTTTAACATCAGCTTTAAAATATGTAAAATTTGTAATTTTCCTAATAATATTTGCAGATTTATTCAAAATGGAAGTAGGGAATGTAAAAACAGAATTTGAAACAGAATCAGTGGGATACTGATTAATTAATTTAGCAGTACTCCAAAGGGAAGAAGAATCAGTCAAAAGCACTGGTCTCGACAAAATATCGAGAATGCCATGAGTTCTAGATTCTTCAGCAAAAGATTTCCAAGAAGAACTCTCAGTAATCATAGGCTTAGCGCCTGAAGTAAGGGAAGCATCATCAGCAAATGTAACTAGCTGATGAGTCTCAATATTGCCTAAAGGCAATGAAGTTTGTTCACCTGTATTTGTAGCAATCAAAAATGGTTTAAGAACCGCCAAGAGTCTGATTAAACTCAAGGTAAAAACTTGTTGGATTAGTAGCCTACATTTTAGAACCCACACACTAATCAATAGAAAATAAAATTTTCTGGTTCTATTTTATAAAAACGAATCTAATTACTAATTTTCAAAAATAACCTGAGACCAGGCTTTGCTGTGCAAAACTTTTACAACAATTTGTTTTACACCCTTAGCTCAGGATTTGGTGCCATCATTTGTCCATAGGAGGTGTTGAAAAATTCAACATATTCTCCATAAGTCAAAATGATAGGCTGTTTTAAAATACTTGCTACACAAGCTTGCTTAATCAATTTTGTCGACTGTTCAAAAATTTCTCTACCATGCAATGAAAGTTCCATTGCAGCAGTCTGACAATTGACACCACAAGCTTCTTCGGGGTCTAGCTCACCACGAATCCAATTAACCATTTCCATACACACTCCATATTCAAGAGGGGCAGTATAAATACTTCTCTCTTGATCATATCTGAATCTTCTTTTCAAAAAGGAAACCTCATCCAAAGTTCTAAATGCTTTTGCATCTGTAGCAGAACTTTTCAACTCATCAGTGTATTCCATTCCAATTTCAGAAAAAGCTTCAGTCATAGTGTGTTGGTTAAACCAACCAACAACACGCTCAGAAATGTTCAAAACATTATCATCACCATAAGAAATCATTGAAACATTTTCATTGAAATCCTTCATGTTGACAATTTTTCCAACCTTTCTTGCGCACAAAATAAAAACAATACGGCACACAACAGAATTATACAAAGAATTCAAAATTGCAGTCAATGGATGACCAGATGGATGTCCATGAGTCCAAAGGTAGATGTTATCACCTTCAATGTGGATAGAATTGATCAACTCTTTCCACAAAATAGCACGGATTTGTTGATTTTCTTCTCCATCTCCATACCATTCATTAATGGCTTTTC